AACCATTCATTCACAGGTATATAGTGTATTGATTGAAACATATATTAAAAACGGAGATGAAAAAAACAAGCTCTTTCATGCGATCGACAATTATCCTTGCATCAAGAAAAAAGCAGATTGGTGTAAACGTTGGATTCATGACAATCGCAGTTCGTTTGCGACACGATTGATTGCCTTTGCTTGTGTCGAGGGAATCTTTTTCTCGGGTGCCTTTTGCTCTATTTTCTGGTTGAAAAAGCGGGGATTGATGCCAGGACTCACATTTTCCAATGAATTGATCTCTCGAGATGAAGCATTGCATTGTGAATTTGCCATTTTGTTGTATTCTAAATTGCAAAAGAAAGCCGCCAAAGCCCGCGTTTATGAAATCATCAAAGAGGCCGTAGAAATTGAAAAAGAATTTATTTGTGATGCGTTGCCATGTCGTCTCATTGGAATGAACGCCGATTTAATGTCGCAATATATTGAATTTGTGGCCGATCGTTTGGTAGTGCAACTGGGTTATGATAAGATTTATAATACGGCGAACCCACTGGATTGGATGCAGTTGATCTCAATCGAATCAAAAACAAATTTTTTCGAGAAAAAAGTATCAGAATATGCCCTCGCCGATAAGAGTAAAACAGAGGATATATTCGAATTCAATGCCGATTTTTAAAATAAATTGTTCTAAAAACAATATAAAGATAAGATATTATAAGATGTTATAAGACAATGCCCAAAATTGCATCCGACTATTCGAAAACAATCATCTATAAATTATGCTGTAATGATCCAAATGTTGAAGAAATGTATATAGGTCATACAACGCATTTTATCAATAGAAAAAATCATCATAAATCATGTTGTAATAATGAAAATGATAAAAATTACAATCGATATGTATATGCTTTTATTAGAAATCACGGAGGTTTTGAAAATTGGAATATGATTCAAATTGAACAATTTCCTTGTAATAATAAAAGGGAAGCAGAAGCAAAAGAAAGGGAATGGATTGAAAAATTAAAACCATCATTAAATACGAATAATCCTTATGCCATGTGTGTAGAAAATCCTGTTCAATACAAAAAAGAATGGTATGAAGAACACAAAGATGAAATTTTGGAAAAAAGCAAAGAAAATTATGAAGAAAACAAAGAATCAAAATTAGAATATCAAAAACAATATACCCAGCAGAATAAAGAAAAAATTAGTGAATATAAAAAAATATACAATGAAAAAAATCATGAAAAAATAAAAGAACAAAAAAAAGAATATAGACAAGCAAACAAAGAATATTATTCAAATTATTTCAAAGAATATCGTGAAAAAAACAAAGTGATACTAAGTGAAAAAAAGAAAGAATATATTGAGAAAAATAACGAAGCTATCAAAGAAAAAAAGAAAGAATGGTATCAACAACGTGCTAAAAAAGAGAAAGAAGAAAAAGAAAAAAGAAAACAGGAACAAGAAATGAAACAACAAGAAGAAACAGAAGAAGAGAAAATAGAAAAAGAAAAACAATTGCAACTCAAAAAACAAGAACAAGAATTGTATAAAAAACAAAAGAGAAAAGAGTGGAATGAAAAAAACAAGGAAAAACTCAAAGAACAAAAAAAAATGTATTATGACTCACACAGAGAACAAATTTTATTACAATCCAAAGAATATCTAGAGAAAAACAAAGAAAAAATAAATGAAAAACAAAAAAAATATTATGAAAAAAACAAAGATAAATTATTAGAAAAGATTACTTGCCCATGTGGTTCAATCATAAGTAAATCATGTATGCATGAACATAATAAAACCATAAAACATATTGAATTCATGAAAAAGAATACGGAAATAGAAACAAATCAATCTATAGAAAATGCCGATTTTTAGAGCTTTAAAAATTGATTTAACCTCTAATCTACTGAAGTGGTTAGATCTAACCACACATTATATTACAAGAAGACATATCCTCACGAAAAAAGCTATCGTATTTTTCTGAATAAAATTCACTATTTTTCAATCAGTGGATTAGAGGTTAAAAACAATATAAAAACAATATAAAATTTTTATTATATAAACAAATAACTAAAGTATGGAAGATAATATTATACGCAAATATCCAACAATAAAAGATGAAAGATTATATAAAGATAGATATACTAAAGAAGATTTTGAAAAATATAAAGAAATCACAAAATCAATTGAAAATTATGAAAAATGGAAGATAGGAATAAACTATAAAACTAATAGAAAAATAAAAATTGGAGAGAAAAAACATATTCAATTTGGGTATGAAAACTTTTACATTAAACACGGAACATTATATAATGATTATTCATATATACTATTTACTAAACTGGATGGTATAAATATTGACTCATATATTAAACATACTGAAAAACTTAAAGAGGAAATACTTTCATATAATGAGGAAATACTTTCACATAATGTAAAAATAAATGAGCTTATATGTAAAATAAATAAACTTGAAAAATGGAATGATTTTATAGAATTTGAAGGACTAAAATATGGTATTCAAAAAATATACAATAATATTCATCGTGAGAATGATTGTAATGGAAATATAAATGAAACCAAAGTATGTGTTGGAGAATGTAGAGAATGTAGAGGCAGTACATCATTTACAGAACCTTGTAGATGTGTATACAAAACAAATATAGAATGTGTAAAGTGTGGGTATAAAGAATAAATTATTCGGTATGTTTCTTTGTTTCACAATGCCGTGTAAATAATATTTCTGCATATGTTCCAAAATCACATTATCTTATAATAATATTTAAATTCTTTTTTATCTCGTCATTATATATCAAAAAGTATCATACATGAAATTTTCAAAAAAAATCATTTATTTTTCTATTTTCGTCCTTTTCTCTCTATTGATCTTTGGTTTGTTTTATTCGTATCAATATGCAATGGATTCTCCTTATAGAATATCAGCAGAAGAAGCAAAAAATCGCATCAAAAACAACAAAATAGACTTGATATTGGATGTTCGCACTAATTTAGAGAGAGAAACACTCGGTTTTTATCCTGGATCCGTTCATATTCAAAGTGCTGATTTAGAAAAAAGAATGCCTCTTGAGTTTCCCGATAAAAAAATACATATATTAGCCTATTGCAATACTGGACAACGAGCACGCATGGCTGTGGAAAAATTACACGCACTAGGATATACAAATGCTCTTTATATTGCTACCACGTATACTTCTATTTTATAGGAAATCTGATTTTAGACTCGCACACTTTACGAAAATATCCATTTTATACATAATTTATATTTAAAGACACATTATATAAATAATGTATGAATTGTATTTTTGTTTGTGTATTTAATCAAGAACAATATGTAGATATGTTTTATCTTTTATTGGAAAGTATACAAATTTATAGAAATCTAGATGATAATACAAATTTATTAGTTTATACTTCTACACCATTTATGAATCGAATAAAACAGAGTCATTTGTTTAATAAAGACAACATAAAGTTTGAGATAAATGATACATATACTAATATTGAGAAAGCATGTAAAGCCAGATTGGATATATTCAATTTATCATCCATAACAAATTATAATAAAATACTTTATTTAGATACTGATATTTTAGTAAAAGATGATATCAATAAAGTATTTGATGTTTGTAAAGAAGATATTTTATATACATTAGAAGAAGGTAATATTGATCATGATTTTTGGGGAAAAACACTATTTGGAAATGAAATTAACAATTATAATGATAAAATAGCATTTACAAGTGGAATATTATTGTTTAATAATTGTGAAAAAATAAAAGATTTATTTAATAAAATAAATGAAGATATTGTTAAAAGACCTTATTATTTTGATTGTCATGACCAACCTTATATAGTATATAATGCTTTCAAATATAATTTGTATAATAATAAGACTTTAAAATCACTTGTTGTGAATAACGATAATAACATTCATAGTGATAAAGTCATACATCATTTTCCAGGAGGACCAGGTGTTTATCAACACAAAATAGATGCTATGACTATTTTTTTGAATAATATTAAAGATTATTATAAATTATTTATAGAACAAATATTATCAAATGGTTTTACATTGGTATCTAAGGAAAGATTAACAAATCTTTATAATCAATGTTCAAAATTCAAAAATACAAACTATTCTTTTGTAGAGTGTGGAGTAGCAAAAGGAGGTTCATTAGCAATGATGAAATTTTCCTGTGGAAAAAATAATAAAGTTTTTGGTTTGGATAGTTTTGAAGGAATGCCTCCTATAACAAATGAAGATATTGGTGATTATAATAAGTCTTGTCCTTTGACTAATTTTGGTAAAGTAGGAGATAATTTATCAGGTGGTATTGATAATGTATATAATACTTTTAATAAATTAAGTTTAAATATGGATAATGTTATTTTAATAAAAGGATTTTTTCAAGATACATTACAAATCCAAGAAAATATAGATAATATTGGAGATATTGCTATTCTTAGATTAGATGGAGATTGGTATGAATCTACTAAAATTTGTTTAGAAAAGTTGTATGATAATGTAATTGATGGTGGTATAATAATTATTGATGATTATGGTCATTTTATTGGAGCGAAAAAAGCAACAGATGAGTTTAGAATAAAACATAAAATTTTAACACCATTAATCCAAACAGATTATACAGAATATTATTGGGTAAAAAACTCAAATATAGAAAATATATTTACTTTAAATATTGATGATGATATATGGACCTGTTCTGACAAAATGAGATATGATATTTATGATTTTTTCAAAGATAAATCACATTTTAAAATAGCAGAAATTGGTTCTCATAAAGGATACTCTACAAAAGTTCTATCAAACATATTTTCAAAAGTATATGCGGTCGATAATAGTATTGAATGGACTAATTTCAATAAAAATTTTAATAAAGATGCTACAAATATAGAGTATGTAATGTTAGATATATATAAAGATAGTTGGGAAATATTACCAGAGGATATAGAAGTGTCATTTATAGATGCTGACCATTCTTATAATGGTTGCAAAAGTGATATATTTAATTCAATAAAACATTTTAACAATTTACAATATATTATTTTTGATGATTATGGTGTTTGGTCAGGTGTGAAACAAATTATAGATGAATTGCTACAAAATAAAACATTAATATTTGAAAGATTTATAGGAATAAATGATGTTCCAGGTCCAAATGGAATTGTAAAAAATGTAAATGAAGGAATTATTTGTAGTATAAATAAATAATAATTCAAATAAAATATATAAACAATCCCTATTTTAGACTCGCATACTTTTTGTATTGGTTGTCAAGACGGAACCTATCACTTCAGTTTTGACAACGTTTTTTACTTTGGTATAGATCACTTCTACATAACTAGTGGAGGCATATTTTGCCGTATTTTTTTTGCAAAGACATGCACCCGCAACAATGATTTTGTGTAATTCTTTTTTATTTGCCATGTCATGATCTTTCAATGATGCAACAACATGACAACTGGGAACATCTTGTAAATGAAACCACATATCATTCTCATCGGCGGCATCCAATACGGCAAAATTGTCTGCACTATTCTTGCCAATATAAAAGGTAATTTCATGGTTTCCTATTTGTTGAATTTCGGTTTTCATTTGCTTTTTGCTTGTTGCTTGTTGCTTATAAAAGGGAAAAGGGAAAAGCAAAAAGAAAATCAATTTTTATCAAAAATAGAAATATAGAATATAAAATAATGATGCAGTAATGTATAATATGCATCATTATTTTTTCGATTTCTTGGTTGCATGTAGAGACACCATAGAACAATTTTTACACATCTTGTTGGTGCGATTCAACGTGATTGAATGCACAGATTCAGCACATCAAACACTAGATATATGTGATATTTGCGATAATGCCGATTGTCGTATCTACGAACAAGAGAAAAAAAGAGTTGTTCCTTTGTATCCCTAATTTCAAGCAGACAATACTATTCCCTTGGTCGTCTTCTTTTTCTTCTTGGGTATAGGCACGGGCCCTGCAGAATGAAAGTCATGGATAGTTGTATGATGCATGTTATCATGACAAGTAGAACATATAGATACCAAATTTGCCGCATGATTTTTATGAAACAAAGAGGAGCCGTCTGCACTATGAATGATTCCCTGATCATCTGCTACACGTTGATGTTGCAAATGATGAACCTCTGTTCCCATTTTCTCTCCACATACTTCACACAATCCAACCAATTTTTTGCGATTGTAATGAGATGTTTTGAGAGAAAGGATGCTTGTTTCTTCTGCTTTTCCATTGGAAAGACTTGCAGATCCTGCAGATCCTGGAGAACAGAAATACTTGATTCGCAATGCATTTGCATCTTCCAAAAAATCATCCGGTAATTTCAAATACTTG